TATCGGAACGGTTCAAGACCGTCTTGCATGTGCTGTCGGACAATTCGTTCACGTCGCAACCGGCAAAAAAGAGAGCCACTACCTTGATGTGCTTACCAAAATGAACATTACCAAAGAAGAAGCGCTTGAAGCTGCCGAAAAACGCGGAGTCCAAATTCCCGAGTGGATGCTTGAACCCGTTGAAAAGAAACGCGGTCGCCCCGCCAAGACGGATGTGGCATCAGTTGTTCCAAAGCCAGTGAAGGAGAAGAAAGAAAAGAAAGAGAAAAAGGTTGCAAGTGTGGAAACCGCCGACACTCCAGAAAAAGCTGATGGTGAAAAGAAAAAGCGCGGTCGTCCTGCCAAAACAATCCAACAAACAAATGTTGCCGAGAGTGACATGCGCGAACTGATTTTGCAAGCTACGGCTGCGAAGAAGAAACGTTTATCGTTTGACCCAAGCGACGTGGAAATCGCTCCCGTTCCAATGCAATTTGATGACGACGAGCAAGATGAAACAATGTCAGCAACTTCTGCAGACAACGAGGTTTCAGGAGGAGGAGCGGCAGCAGCTGTTACCACAACTGATGACAACAACGACGACATCTTTGACAAGGATGGGTTTTTGTTGGAATCTGATGAGGAGGAAGAACAAGAAGAACAGCAAGAAGTTGTTGTTGCCCCTGCCCCCGTCGCTGTCGCCGTTCCGGAAAAGAAGGACAAGAAGGACAAGAAGGACAAGAAGGACAAGAAGGAAAAGAAGGACAAGAAGGACAAGAAGGACAAGAAGGAAAAGAAGGACAAGAAGAAAGAAGAAGAAATCGTCGTTGCCGCTGTCGTCGAACAACAGATTGAAGAAGAGGAGGAAGAAGAAGAGGAAGAACTCGAGTGCGAAGAGTATGAATACGAAGGAGAATCATACGGCTTGTCACCCAACGGAGACCTCTACACCCAAGAAGGCGAACATGTCGGGAAAGTTGTCGACGGCGATGTCATCTTCAACCGCGCCGCAGTTGCTTCCAAGCGTCGCTAAATCACATCAATCAGAATTTCGAACTGATGTGAGGGTAAAGGTAAGGGAAAAAGGTAAGTATTTTTTTTTGATACAATGATAAATAAAGGGAATAATCCATTTCAGACTCGCATAAATGCACCAATTTTTCTAGTTTTGTTTCCGTTATCATTTAATTTATCATTTGCATTTGTTCTTCTTGTTAATAGTTTCGATTTTGATGCAAGTCGTCGTTTATCTTTTAATGTGGCGCGATGTTTATTACGACGAGTGTGCATGTGCAACTTGTGCGATTTATGAGATTTATTTTTATTTTTAAAGAATAGTTTTATATAAAATAGTATTTTCTCTCCAGTTTTTTTATAACTTTGAATCGCGCCAGATTCACTACTAGAACCAATGGGCGTATTTAATGAAATAAAATTCGATTCTTGTAAATTAAAGCTTGCAATTCTTTCATTTTCATCATCATTTACTCCCATTCTTTTTTTTATGGATTTACTGAATTTCTCTCTATTTTCGGGAAGAATATTTTTCCCAAGATTACTATCAAGGTAACGTTTTATAAGCGTCGACGTTGGAAGGGTTTCAACATATGGTTTCACATTAATGTACAACACATTCGGGTGCCGCATTCCCGGATGATCCAAATCATCTACAAAACAAATTTGAGATGTTTTCGGAATATTCGCAACGCGAACAAGGTCGTCATATGTTTTATTTTGCGTTGTTCGTCCTTCCTGCACAATTTTTCCATTCACTTTAAATGCCGCAATAATCTGGTCAAACACTTGCGTGCCAACTTTATAATCAAAATATTTCGAAATATTTGCAACCCATATTCGCGGTCCTTGATTATTTGTGTATATAATTATTCCTTTACAAGCACCTTCTCTCTTCTTTTCAGAAACATATTTCAAAATTTCAATCATATTCGGGCGAATGAACTCCGGGTACAAATCTAAAAGTTCGTTGAAGTTGTCATACACACCTCGAGAGAAGTCACTATAATAGTTATTAAGTGCATCAACAAATGCTCCAAATTGTGCAAAGTAGCCCAACGTTTCGTCAACATCGAATACTGCATAATTCCCGTGTAATTGTGAACCTCCTATTTCTGACATGGTGTGTGTGGCGTGTTTGTGTATTACGACTATGTGTGTGTATTAATATATACATATAAAATATTTTTTACGCATATATTTATTTATTATACAACTAGAGTTGGTTTGTTGTTTATTTATAATCTACGCCTACTTTTTCGTCCATGTCTTTTTCTTAAACTTTTACGTCGTGACATTTTCATTTTTTTTGCCTTACCCCCACCGTCTGATGCCGCTTTTTCAGCGGGTAGCTGTTCCTTATCCGTATCCGTTTCACTTCCGCTCACCGCTCCCGCCGCTGCCACAGCTATCACCACCGCCGCCACCACCGGCAACACCAGTGCCGCCGTCGCCACCATTACTACCGCCACTGACGTTGCCGCTGCCGCCGCTGGCACTGCCGGTGGAATAATCGCCATTATAAATAAATAACAACTAGTTTATAATATAATTTTATATTATAAAATAATTAATTTAAATGAATAAACCATATACATATTCGTCGGTCTTAAAAAATATTTTTATTTACACGAGTTGGAAGCGAGTGTCCAAATAAAATCATGTATGCTAAAGCTAATGCTGCGAGTAGCATACTCCTGTCTTGCGCTACATCATACGACTGTTTCAGTATGAAAACCATAAATAAATATAATAAAAGTCCAAACAAAATGGAATGAAAAAGATGATTCATGGCACCGTGCATTTTTCAAATAATTAAAATACTTATAAATTGTCAAAACATTTTAATTATTTATTGATTTAATTTAATTATATTAACCAACATTATTATTTAATGTTTCAATAAGGAGAATCTACGCGTAAGAATCTTCTTTTAATTTGATGTGAATCATTCTTACACATTTCCATAATTACTGAAGCCCTCATCATTTGAAGTTCATTTTTTATGCATTGAGTTTCAATTGTGCTAAAAAGCTCATTAGTTAACAGATGGTCATACACAACATCAAACCCTTGCTTACTTACATTAATTTTCAAATTGTTACTACTTCCATAATCATAATCATCGTAATAATCGTAATATAAATGCTGTGGATAATTTGCACAACTCAATAATGCGACTAACCCGCCATCTTTTGAAACCACTTCATTACCATGAAACAACGCACAAATTCCGTGTTCGTTAGTGTGGTCACCCATATCCATATCCGTATCAATGCACGCAGTTATTCTATCCATTTGATCCGTAAAAATATCAATTTGAGCGTTGTACGCGTCTATATCTGCATCTGATTTGATAATATATGTTTGTTCCATAATCTCTATTTTATTTTTAATGTCGGCTATTCGGCAGTGTCCAATCCGCTTGTAAGCTCCCACAATTGCATTGTTAAAGGCGGACACCCACGCTTTCAAATGAACGTTGTTATTCGAATCTGACTCCATTATCAATAATACTATAAGATTTATAGTATTGTTTCTAAGCCTAAATCAATTATATATAATAGGGGAACTATGTTCCCCTTAAAAGAAACTTCCACCTAGATGTTCATTTGCAGCAGCGGGTTCAAATTCGGCAATCATACCTGGCGGCATACCTGGTGTTGATGCTCCTATCAAATGATTTGGCTGCACCTGATACATGGCATTGAAATCAGGCGACCGTTGTGCTGAAAGTTGCGGCGGAGGCGGTGGCCCGTTCAATGCGTATGCGGCTTGTCCGGATAGCGGCTGAGTGACTCTAACTTGACCCCCTTTTTGTTGATCTTTATTACCATTGTATCCTTCTTTCAAGCTGGATTTTCCTTCTACCATTTCTTCAAACCTTTCGATAAGAATGAGGGTTTTCGCGCCCAACTTGTGTTTGGACATGGAAATAAAAATAAACAACAGAATGAGAATAATTTGAACAACGCTAAAATCGCCATACTTCAATCCACTATACGTCGGGAAATAATTGATGATTCGATTGATGAAATAGAATGAAAACAGAATAAAGAACAATTGTCCAAACATTTCTGCTAAAATAACAACAGAGCCCTTTTCTTCGTCAATGTCTGGAATGTAATAGTGATTGATATAAAGAACGATAATGACCGGAACTATCGCCATCACCGTGTACTGAACAATATTCAGGAGAAAAGATTGCTCATAATCTCCCATCTTGAACACATACTTTAAAAATCCTTCTGTTTTTTTGGTAGAATCGGATATTGCATCTTCAACGTCTTCCATTGTAGTATATTTTCTTATATGATTTATAAACAGAAATTAAAATAAAAAAAACAAATTAAATTAACTAAATAAATGAATATTGTTAAACTAAAATAAAATTAAGATAACAATATAAAAACTGGAAACAATTTATATCAAGAATCAAAAAGAATTTAGTAAAAGTAAATGCTGCGTAAAAAAAAGAATTGCACTGGAAAAAGTGAAGAGTATCAATACTTGGAACTGATAAATGACATTTTAGAAGAAGGAACAATGGAAGAAGGTCGAAATGGGCTAACAAAAAGTATATTTGGAGCCGCCATGCATTTTTCACTAGAAAATGGAACAATTCCGCTGCTTACAACGAAGCGAGTTGCATGGAAAACGTGTTTAAAAGAGCTGTTTTGGTTTATAAGGGGTGACACAAGTAATGAGAATTTGAAAAAAGATGGTGTTACAATTTGGAATGACAATGCATCTCGCGAGTTTTTAGACAGTCGAGGGCTAACACACTTGCGCGAAAATGATTTGGGTCCGGTCTACGGTCACCAGTGGCGCCACTTCAATGCGCCTTATACAACCTGTGATGACAACTATGATGGTAAAGGAGTTGACCAGCTGGCGCAAATTATAGAATGCTTAAAAGACCCGCACCAGCGCACATCACGTCGAATGGTAATGTGTGCATGGAACCCGTGCCAGCTGAATGAAATGGCGCTTCCGCCGTGTCACATCTTGGCGCAATTCAATGTGACGAGTGGAAATAAGTTGTCGTGCTGCATGTTTCAGCGCAGCGGAGATGTTGGTTTAGGCGTTCCTTTCAACATTGCTTCCTACAGTTTTTTGACGCACCTTTTAGCAAAACATTGCGATTTGGAACCGTTTGAATTTATATATTATTTGGGAAATGCACACATATACGATGACCACATTGAAAGTTTAGAAGAACAGGTGAAGAGAGATCCGCACGCATTTCCAAAAATAGTTATTGATAAAAAATGCAATTCAATTGAAGAATATAATATTGGCAATGTAACTATAGAAAATTATATATGCCACGAAACAATTAAAATGAAAATGCGAAAATAATATAGAAATAAAATATTATTTAAGTTATAAATTACAATTAATGAGTAGTAACGCAGCATTATCCGCCGCAAGACGACGAAGGTCGAATCCGCTGAGTACTGGAAACATGTCTGGACCGGGTGGACCGGGTGGACCGCCAGCAAATCGTATTCTTCAAAGAATGGGCGGTGCACCCCAAGCTCCTCAAAGAATGATGACTCCACAATTGCAACAACAACGACCTGGTCCCGGACCTTCACAGCAGCAGCAGCAAATGAGACGACCACCGCAGCAGCAACCGCCGCAGCAGCAACAAAAAATGCAACCACAAAATGCACTTCCTCCGCTTCCTCCTCCAAATAAAAATGCTGGACAGTTGTTTGGCATTCCGCTTCACCCACTCATCATGTTTCAAACGCATGACAATAAATTGAATGAACACGACCTCATGATTAACGACTGTTTTGACCAGTTGAAAGTGATTGAAACCCGGTTAGTTGTTGTTGAAAGCAGTGGTGGTGGTAATCATCCAGTTGTGACAGCGGAACCGCCAACAAGTTCAGGCGCAGCAGCAACAGATTTGAATGAACTCATGAATGATGGCGTATTTATAAACAGCATTGTTGATAATATAATGACAACAACGAATTTTTCATCCATTGTGGAGAACATTATTCCCTTGAAAGAAGAGAATGAAATGTTGAAACGGCGCATATCAGACCAGGAAGCTAAAAGCGAACAAATGCACATCTTCATTCAACATTTAGAAGAACGTTTGAAAAGTATTGAAAATGAATTGTCACAGCCATACGAGGAATTTCCAGCGCCAGCAGCAACAACTACAGAAGCACCAGTGGAAACAGCGGTAGAAGTTGCGGAAACAGCAGAAGCAGCTAGCGTCGCTGAACTAGTCGCCGAAAGCATAAATGAAATAATTTTGTCATCTGCGACTGCGAGTTCGACCGCGAGTTCGACCGCGAGTTCGACACTCGCGTGATAATGTCGCTGCCATCTTTCGAAAACCGCCACTAAAATAATTATCAACATCAGTGCCACTTGCCACGTGTTTTATAATGGGCTTAATACATTGTGACTGCACTACATTGACAAAATCAGCAGATAAACACGATTTCGCTAGAGGCTCGAGTGCGCGTTCAATAATTGGAAGAGATTCAGGCTTCAAGTATGAATCCACTTGGTTAACTATCGGATCATTCAATCTGGACGTCATTGTGTTTATTCGCGTAGTTTTGGTTTTTCTAGAAAAAATAGATGAAAAGCTTTTACTCGCTTTGAATAATCTAATGCCATTTTTAGCGGTTCCGGTCAATTTCATATTCTCTAATAATGCGTTTACTGAATTGGATGAAAATATAATATGAAATATTTTGTTTGCTTTTTCGGCGCGATTAATACTAACATTATTGTTGCATACAATTTCTTTTATTTTTTGAAATCCGTTTGTTTCTGTTAAATATTTCGTAAGTATTTGAATTGCGCGCGAAACAATTTCTTCCTTTTTATTTATCCTACGATTTGTGGTTGTTGTCATAATTTACAATAATATTATATATATATAATATATATATATATTATAAATGAAGAAAAATTTAGGAAGAAAAAAATCCAGGTCCTATGCAATGAAGGGGGGTGCGGGTCCGTACGTGTATGAAGACGAAATTCAACTTACCCTAGATAATCCATTCACTCATTTTGCAGTTAATTCTAATGATGGTACATATAATTTTAATATTCCAGAGAAAAAAACCGGTGGTTTATTTTCAAAAAAAACACCTGCTGTAAATTTTACAAGTTTTTGTGAATTATATCAATATTATAAAGAAAATAGTCCAATATCATGCGTTCATCAATGGTTTGAATCAAAAGACGGTAAATCATATAAGGCGCCATCTTTCGTTGATATTTTAGGAATTATACTATTACTCATGGGAGCTGAAAAAAACGCAGGAGGCACTACTATTAACTCAGATAAAGACGCTTTTTTAAAAATAACACTTCTTTCGTCAATGTTAACGTTGAATAAAGGACCCATTTGCGAGGACCAAATGGGAGAACTATTGATGAGTCTTCCTTTGCAACAAGCGGTTTTAAAACAAATACAAATACATTTTTTGCCAACATTTCAAATTCATGAAATGACAACTCTTCCTATAACTAGTTTGAATAAATTTCAAATAGATAGATTATTAGGATTGTTTAAAAAAGCATTATTTTTTTACAGATACAGTACATTACCAACAGCAGGTTATTTGACTTTTGAAAGAATGTCTACAACTGATAAAGCATTCGGCGCGTTCGGAGGACAACAAACCATTGATAGTGAGAAATTTAAGGAAGACAAATCAAAATCCTACTTTATGAACAACTCAAAGATGTATAGAGAAGATGCATTACAGTCAGCATTAGCAGGAGTAGGACCAGGACACATGGCCTTAGGAGGAAGAAGAAGAACAAGAGTAAATAGAAGTAACAAAAACAGAAGAAGTAGAACTAGAAGAAGTAGAACTAGAAGAACAACAAGAAGATATTGAAAAGATTATATTGATAAATAAATATAAACAGACATAATAGATATGTTATATATAATGTATATATACTATATATAAATAACACTTGAAAAAATAATAAATAATGTCAAAATCAGATTCGTATAATGATAACATGAACATTGAAGATGTTTTACACAGTCTTGATAATGACAGAAATTTATCAATATCGAAATTAACATATGATAAAATAAATAATATGAAATACAACATGCTGGAGCGTCTTGGCATGAATGACGATGAATTGGAATCAATGCTGCACAAACTGGCAGATTACAGGTATGTGGAAGAACTTCAAGACATTCAACACGGCGCGTTTATTCGATATATACCGCTAACTTCTAAAAATGGAGAAAAAGAAGGTGATAATAGTGACATTATTTTAAAAAATGGAGGCTTTATTTGCGACATTAAAATACTTGGTTCCGGAGTTCATCTGCTTTGCAGAAACCATTTTCGGAAAATATTCCAACTCAAACTTGACGAAGTGCTTATATTTCAAAAACTCAGCAACCAAGAAGAGATAATTCTCTCTGTTTTCGACTATTTATCTAAAAATAAATAATTCATTCATTATGTCAAATTACAATCTTATTTGGAGTTTTTTTTAGGTGAACTTTTCCTGGAACATCCGTTGTTTCGACATATTTTATAGGAATGTATTCCACCGTTATTGCGTGAAGAGACTTTATCGACTCTTTTGAAAACTGTTTAACGAGTCCAGCTGCGCGTATGATTGCATCCTTGTCATATTTTGTTGCCGTGTGTTTTGTATTGTCATATAAAATGCCGTGTGGACTTGAAAACCCATTCCCAACATGAAACCATAGTGCATTCTGATTCATTTTTTTTGTGCGTGAAACGAGCGCCTGATTTTGTTCTTGTGTTCTTCCAACCAAAATGGTGTACTTGTCATTGAATTTTTCGGTGTACATTTTACCAGAAGTGCAGCCAAGTGTTGATTTATATACATGTACATGTTATTTTTTCAATTTTATACACTTTTATGCAATGAATTATAATTTGCAGAAACAGGAATAAAATGTGCAGGCTTTTTGCAAGTAAAACGGTGATATATCAATTTCTTTTTCTTTAAAACACTGTTTGCGCAAACGCCAATTGCTTTTGTTTCACCAACCTGACTTTTAAGCTTTTTAGTGCAGTTGCATATTTTTTTAATGAGAGCTTTTTCTGCTCGTTTTTTTAAATTACTTGTAGTCGATTTTGTCGGTATTTTCAGTTTATAATATTCCAAAATTTTTTTATAGTCATCCGCGTTTAGACGAATACGACGTTTCATTTGTTTAGGTTTTATTTTGGTATAGATAATTAATTAGATAATTACAATAATATAATAATTATATAAATTATATTATATTATATTATAAGTCATGTCATCGTTTTACATAAAAATAGAAGATGTTTACGATTATTTATTGTACACTTTTTATGTATTGTACATTATAGTTATTTTGAATTTAACTTATTTTGATTCCGTTACAAAATATTTACCAACCATTCAATCCGCGTTGAAATACTTTGTTATTATATTTTTGATTGTCCGATTCAATCCATATTCAAATGCTAAATTTACAGAATTTGATAAAAAAATAATCTTCTCTTCATCTTTATTTTTACTTTCAACAACCACACTTACCGATTTACTTTTAACGTATTTCAATAAAAATGCTAAAAAATTTGGACTAAATGTCAAATTGTAAAGTTTTAAGTTAATAAACTTTATAAATACGTTTTTGTTTTTTGGATTTGGATTTGGATTTGGATTTGGATTTGGATTTGGTCATTCTTTTACCACCCCCCACTAATATTCCACGATTATTTTCTTTTATACCGTATATATCGAATAATGTTTTACGACCGATATCATCTAATTCAACAAAATATAACCTATCAACTCGTTTACGTTGAGCAATATTTTCACGTCTATTTAAACTTCTCAGCAATACCAAAATTACACGTATTAATTCTTCGCGTCGCATTTCTTCAGTTTCTTTAAATTGAAGAACCGGTATTCCTTGAGATAGACTTTTAAATATAGGTAATCGTTGTTCTTCAACAGGAACCGGTATTCCGTTAGCTAGACTTTCAAATATAGGCAATCGTCGTTGTTCATCTTGAGGTTGCATAAACGTATTTATATAATGCGTGTATTATTTTATTAATAGAAAGTGTATTATTGATAAAATAATATGATTACAACAAAATTATATTGAATGAATTCGATTAAGTGGAGTTGTTTGTAACATCCAACTGAAGTTTCGCGCCCGATGTGCCAACACCAGCTCCGTCATAATCAGCGGGGTTCAATTTTGACATTGCGCCTCCGCTGTGGCGAGGACGACGGCTGCGTTTCGACTTGCGAGACCCTTTGCCCTTGGATCCCCTACGACGCTTGAATGTTTTTTTCATTACTGAAGAAGACGAAGCAGAGCTGCCTTTTTTCTTATACGTGAGTTTTGCTTTTTTCATTGCTGCCCCCAAACGATTCGGAGTATTTTTAGGAATTGTTTTCAGCGCAGCTTGTACGCTTCTCATCCAATCTGTCATAACCATTTAATTCTTTTATATATAATCAAAATATTAAAAAAAAATATATTTTTTAATATTTTATTTATTTTATCAAACTCATTAAAAATCACTAAACTTATCCAAACGTGTTTTCTTCTGAACAACACACGTAGAGATAACCGTCATTGTCCTTATACGAGTCATAAATTGCAGAAATAACCGTTGTAACGGGAATCAATTGATTATCAATAAAAATAAATAGTGCAGTTGATGAATTCATTTTCATCCGCGTTCGAATGGATATCATTAGTTGTCCTATTGTAAATCCTTGCGGTATAACAAATTTCGGCTTGTCTATCATTTTATGCATGCCCGACGAATCAATGAATACAGGAACCGATGTTGGATATTTAGTTAAAATATTTGTAGACTGTTGCTTTCTTTCTTCTAAAGACAATCGTTCTTTAAATTCTTTTGTAGCCGACATTGCCGATTTTGAAGACCTGAACATTGAAAACATATAGAAAATGCGAACTAACTTAACTGTGTATATAATATATATAAATATTTCTAAACCTTTAATATTATTTAATTTATTATATATGCACAATATTTATATTATAAAACAAAATGACTTTAAAGTAAAATATTAATATTCATAATTTCATTTAATAATATTTTAATGTTTTAATAATATAGATAATATAAATATGCCAGTTAAAAAACAAGCAGGTGGTACGAAGGTTAGCGAAAGACTGATAGATGGAACATATCAGGTACAAGATGCTTCTATACCCGTTATAGAAAAATTGTTGAGTTATTGCGATTTAGATATATTATCGTGGACATCATTGGGATCGTTTATTTTTAAAGGAAAATTTCGTCCGGACACACCCATTATACTACGAAGTCAAGTGTACAGAGATTCAGATGATACGAAAATCGAAACGCGTCTAACCCGCGAAGAACAAGTTGATAGTCCCAAAAATGTAAGTCTGGGTCAACGAATGCATTCATTTGTTATAAAATTTGCATTTATTTCCAAGACCGGATATTCGTTGATAGACAAATATTTAGGAGTAACTAAAGCCACTGCAACTGAAGCTGAAGCAAAACACGAAGCGTCTATACAACAAATCGTTCACAAAAAAATGTTGTGTTGGGATGGCGTTACTCCGTTTAGTCCTGATATAATTAGCAATGAAATAATGTCAGCTAATGATTTCAAATTTATGTTTTCACCCTCAATGATGGAATCATCAAACCAAGATTTTCTCAATGTTGTCAGATGGATATTTAAACAACTCGATAAAAACCCCCTCCTAAAAGTTAGTTTAACTGTAATGGATTTAGTAGAAGGGCGTACGCTAGCCAACGAATATAGTCACGTATCAGAATCTGAATATTCCAAGTTATGTTTGCAGGCACTAGCAAAAATAATTATTCTTGCAATGAAATGTAGCGCAAGTCCGTACGATCTTCATAGAAACAATATAATGGTTGTCACTGTTAAAGACACTGTACCCATTAAACGACGAGTAAATGTAATCGATTATGGCCGCGTATACATGCTACGCAACAAAGCTGATTATGATAAAGTGATTTCAATATATTTCAACTTTATATCTAGTGATTATGAGGAAGAAGTGGACCAACCCGGCCAACCCCGCGTCCGCGTCCCTATAAGTAAATCCGTTGGAGATTTACAAAAGATCGCATCATTTTTTAACGTTGGCGCAAAATCTGCACTAGTAAAAGATTTAATATATGAGATTATCGATGCATTTATAATTGAAGTTAATTTTTTAGCTTCATTATCAGAACCAGAAAATGAATCAATGTGGTCCAAACTTAGAAACGATAATCCGGAATCTTATTCTATAATGCATCGCATACTTATGGTAATAGCGATTATTGATTTTGTACAATATAACCAGCTTCAATGTAATGGTATTTTGTCTCATTTATATAATCATGGTGCTCATTCATTCAATACTCATGTGTTACAAGATGACTTGTATTTTTACGAAATACACAATATTGATTATAGTAAAGAATTAAGCGCAGACCCAACCCTGTCTATTAGATTCAAAGCATTGCACGAACAACTAATAGAAACAATAAGCGAATGTGTCATGCCAATCCCGTCAGGCGTTTCTAATATCGTTGCCGCATCTAACCCTCCTCCCCCACCTCTTCGAGCTCGTGCGTTTGCCGCTTACAGACGGAGTGCCCTGCCACCGCAACCAGTAGCACTACCGTCGATGTCGCCGTCGTCGTATGTATCGCTCTCAGCGGAAGGTCCACCGCAACCAGTAGCACTACCGTCGATGTCGCCGTCGTCGTATGTATCGCTCTCAGCGGAAAGTCCACCGCAACCAGTAGCACTACCGTCGATGTCGCCGTCGTCGTATGTATCGCTCTCAGCGGAAAGTCCACCGCAACCATTGGAACCACCCAATCTATTAGAATATTTTAAGACAAACCCAGTAGGACCACCATTGGTAAAAGGCGCCGGGCATAGTACTCGCAGACGCCGCCGCCGCACCAGGCGCCGCGTTGTTGCGCGCAGATACTCAATAAAACGTACAAATAATACAAATAAACGTCAAAATAAACGTAAATATAAAAATAAAAAATAATTTGGATCGGGTTGTTTGTTAATTTATCGTTTGTATAATAACTATATTTATAATTATTATACGTAAATCATATTATACACTAATTAATATATTGAATATATATCAAAAAGATTTGTTTGATTATTTATCATTTTCCACAACAATGGATTACGTTAATTTAGACTTGGACATACAAAATTATAATTTAGAAGACATTACAAATTTATTTAAAATACCGATTGTATTTACAGAATCAGATTTGCGCGCAGCAAAGCTCGTAGTGCTTCACACTCATCCAGACAAATCAAAACTTCCAAAAGAAATCTTTCTCTTTTTTACGAGCGCTTATAAAATATTGTATCAGATATTCACGTTTCGCACGGGTAAAAATAGAAACAAAAAGGAAAGTTACAGCGACCTTGTTGCCGAAGAAACCGTTGCTCCAGAGGAAGACTCAATGAAGTTGTGCGTGGACAAAGTCAAACAGCTCAGCTCGACCGAGTTCAACAAACTCTTCAATGAACACTATGAAAAATGCAAAATACAAATGGAAGAGGAACAAGGTTATGAAGAGTGGTTTCGTTCTGATGATGCCAACGAAGATTTAACTGCTGCCACTTCCTTGTCCTCGTGGGATCAGCGTGTATCCGAAATCGACAAACAAAAACAAGCGTTGCGAACAAATTTGTCACTTGTTTCAAAGAGTGAACTACAATGTGCCAACATTTTCGGCGGCGGTGAAAATTATTATATGCTGGGTCAGGGTGCACCAAAGGAACATTCAAGCGGGTTATTTAGCTCGCTTCAATATGAAGATTTGAAAAAGGCGCATACGGAAACGGTTATACCCGTAACGCACGAAGACTATGCAAACTCCAAAAAGTTCAATAACGTTAATGAGCTGCAATCATTTCGAGATGTGCATTTGAAAACGTATAATTATGAAGATTCTTTGAATAAAAAAAAAACAGAAGCACATGTTGCAGAAGAAGACAACACGCATCGGGCATTCACTCTGGCAAAACAAGACGAACTCGCTCAAGAAATGAATAAACGATTCAACGGTTCATTTTTAAAATCGATAATGTAATTCGTAATTAAGCAGTTCAGTTCCCACACCCATACACATTTATGTCGTTTTTGTTATAACGGCTGCGAGTACTCCTCCTGCACAAAGAATCAGGCATAAAATAAAGCATACGTGACAGACGAATCGTTTATTTCCATTTCTCCTGTCATGACGAATTTGTCTTTCCATGACGCGTAATGCGTGTTGGTGAAGCCGTATATCACGTCTTTGTTCAGCAGTAATCCTATTATCAAATCTATCACTATTATTTATTTCATCAAATTCCTCTTGAGTAAGCTCCGCTCTCTCCACCACCTTTGAACACATCAAACATTTTATTCCGACAAAACGTGTTTGATGTGTTTGCACATCATCTTTCAATTTTCGAATAATGTATTCTTCCATGCATGAAATATGCACCGTGTATTTACACGTGTCGCAAAAGTTGCTATAAAAATTACCATCATTTTTTTCTATTTTGTCATAACATATTATACACATTTCTTCTTCTGTAGGGGTAGGGGAACTACGTTCCCCTATGACCCCTCCTTTCACACAGGGGGGTAAAGGGTCACACGTAACAATGTGGTCATCGTCTAGAGGAGGCGCCGTTGCAACGCCGAGACCGAAACTGACAACAGTAACATTCTGCATTTCCTCATCATCATAGTCTCCGTCTATTGACATAAAAGATGTCAGTTCTGGATTTGGTGAACAATGACCGTCAGACGATGACGACGGAGATGATGCCGGAGACACATTTAATATATTAGGAATTGTAATATTGTAACTTCTGCACGTTTGATGTCTTTGACATTTATACAGAGGAGAATGAGCAGGTTGAGGAAGTTGGCGAATTTGACAAATTTGAACAACTGCATGGGACATAGTTGTTGTAGTTGTTGGCTATTATATTTATGATTAACTATTTATATTATTTTTATTTCAATTTTATAGAAATAAAAATAATATAAATAACTTATTAAAGTATTTTTTAAAATTGAAAAAACAGATTGAAACCCAGTTGTTCAAATAGTCACCATCATTCTCGATACAGCATCATGTTAATTAACGACCGGTACAAGTTGCAGAAACGCATAGGTTCTGGTGCATTTGGATTAATATTCAGTGCAAAAAATGTGAATACAAATGAAATTGTTGCAATCAAGCTGGAGCCGACTGCTCAGGTGGATACGCTAACTCATGAAGCCGCCGTGTTGATCAAACTTTCAGGGATTCCGGGAATTCCAAACTTAAGGTACTACGGAGTGCCCGACCACAACAGATACATGGCAATTGACTTATTAGGAAAAAGCTTACAAACGGTTTCAAGCGACCACAAAAAATCAGTTCCCATTGAAATCGTTCGAATGTATGCAAAGCAAATGGTTGAAATTATCCAGTCTGTTCATGAACGGGGGTTTATCCACAGAGACATAAAGCCTCCCAATTTCATGACGGGTCCCGGTCCCAGTTCAAATGAAACAGAAAACAAGACTGACAAAATATTCTTAATTGATTTCGGAATGTCTCGAACATACATTGATGACAAAACAAAGGCACACAGGTGTAATAAAATACGCACAACCGGAATTATTGGAACGCCGCGTTATGTTAGCATAAACGTGCACGATGGAAACGAGCCAAGTCGACGAGACGATTTGATTTCAATCATGTATGTTCTCGTTTACTTGGTGAAGGGGCGTCTTCCGTGGAAGGCAGCGGCATCTCCAGAGTCGGTATCACAAATGAAAAAAACAATTTTGCCAGAAGAATTATTTTTAGACATGCCGCCTAGTTATTTGGATATTTTCAAATACTTATCTTCAATGTCTTATGAAGAAGCTCCCAAATATTCGCACATTATTAATAATTTATAATTATTTGAATTTTAATTTTAGTTTAGTTCCATCTCTCTTATTTCTCTTATAAAGAATTTTATTTTTTTGAAACTCTTTTTTAAATTTGAAAAATGGACAAAAATAAATGTCCATATTTTGATTCTTCAAAAAAGTTTTTAAAGTTTTTTTTACGTTTTTTTACGTTTTTATTTTTAAGAATTATTTACAAAAATTGCAGCTTCCCGCGTAACGTGAATAAAATGGAAAAAGTGGTGCAGAGCATAAGGAAAAAATGAAAAAAATGAGATTTTTCGGACATTTTTCGGATTTTTCCGGAATTCAAAAAGTGAAAAAAACGAGTAAATGGACCGAAAAAAACGAGCATCAGCGCTTTTTTTCATGTTTTCTGAAAAATGAAAGCATGCGCGGTCTGGCGATTTTTAAAAATAAAACGCTCGTTTTTTTCGGTCCATTTTTGGACCGTTTTTCATTCACGGGGCGATGCTCTCGCGCCTTTTTGACTTTTTCATTTTCTGTTAGCATAATGGTAACAATTCCGCTCGTTTTTTTTACTCGTTTTTTTTGCCTCTAGGCTTATGGTGTGGATGAAATATCTGGCGAAAAACATCGCATGTATATGCTTTGAATTTTCGTGTTCTGTAGAAAAACTGATATTTACAAATTCATCCCCAAAAAAACAATATTTCGTAGTTTGAAAAACTAAAAAAGCGTTTTTTGGGGATTGAAAAAAAACGGAAAATATTTTTATTTTTTTGAAACTCTTTTTAAAATTTGAAAAATGGACAAAAATAAATGTCCATATTTTGATTCTTCAAAAAAGTTTTTAAAGTTTTTTTTATGTTTTTTTCATATTTTTATTTTTAAGAATAATAATTTAAACATTAGCATTTTGTGTAATGCGAATGTTTTGGAAAAAGGGGCGCAGAGCATAAGGAAAAACTGGAAAAAATGTGATTTTTCGGACACTTTTCCATTTTTTTTGATTTTTTTTCATTTTGAAAAGTGAAAAAAAACGAGTAAATGGACCGAAAAAAACGAGCATAAGCACTTTTTTCGTGTTTTCCGAGTTTTGAAAGCATGTGTGGTCTGGCATTTTTCTAAATAAAAACGCTCGTTTTTTTCGGTCCATTTTTGGACCGTTTTTCATTCACGGGGCGATGCTCTCGCGACTTTTTGACTTTTTCATTTTCTGTCAGCATAATGGTAACAATTCCGCTCGTTTTTTCTACTCGTTTTTTTGTCCGCTAGGATTATGCAGTGTGGATGAAATAATTTGAACTGAGACTGCGATTTCTGTATTCAAATTGAGGTGTCCTTTACTCTCAAAATGGGCTAGGACTATGATTTGTTACCTTAAGAAGAGGGACTAAAACACCTACTATTGTGGGGACGGTACCTCCTTGAGCATTAATAAGTGTATCTACACTATTAGCGCTGCCATTACCAATATTATTGACATACCATTCTATATATTCAGATGATGCTGACCACTCAAACTGAATTATTTCTTTATCGACGCTAATTGGGATATTAACCCAATAGCATCTATAAAATACTGGTGGGTAAATAGTTCCTACAGGGGCGGGGAGTGAGACCATTGTATCAATAAATGCTTCAACAGTGTTACAATGTGGAATTGGGGCGCTTCGCACAGCAAGACAATTAACCTGGTTGAGTGTCCGTTCAACTTTATCTGATAAAGCGGCTTGACAATAATAATTATAAATAGTATATACTTGGTTTACAGGTGGGCAAGTGCCATGCCCGCCAATATTATCCGTGGCCAATAAATAACCAGGATTTGTGGTAGCATAAGCGTAAAATGATTGCCAAACGGCTGTACCGAGTACGAATACAGTATCTCTAAAGTAGTGTGCGTTAAGATTTACTATTGAACTTGGACCCGTTGGACCTGTATTACCCGTTGGACCTGTATTACCCGTTGGACCTGTATTACCAGTTGGACCTGTATTACCCGTTGGACCTGTATTACCAGTTGGTCCTGTATTACCCGTTGGACCTGTATTACCCGTTGGTCCTGTATAGCCGGTTGGACCTGTATTACCGGTCGCACCTATTGGACCTCCGCTTGGACCTGTATTACCGGTTGCACCGGTTGGACCTCCGCTTGGACCTGTATAACCGGTTGGACCCGTTGCACCTGGAGCACCTGGAAGACCTGTTGTTGCTGGACCAGCTGGACCTGTATTACCGGTTGGACCCGTATTACCGGTTGAACCTGTACGACCGGTTGGACCCGTATTACCGGTTGGACCTGTGTGACCGGTTGGACCCGTATTACCGGTTGGACCCGTACGACCGGTTGGACCCGTATTACCGGTTGGACCCGTATTACCGGTTGGACCCGTATTGCCCGTTGGACCTGTATTACCGGTTGGACCTGTATTGCCGGTTGGACCCGTATTACCGGTTGGACCCGTATTACCGGTTGGACCCGTATTGCCGGTTGGACCCGTATTGCCGGTTGGACCCGTATTGCCGGTTGGACCCGTATTACCGGTTGGACCCGTATTACCGGTTGGACCCGTATTACCGGTTGGACCCGTATTACCGGTTGGACCCGTATTGCCGGTTGGACCTGTATTACCGGTTGGACCCGTATTACCGGTTGGACCTGTATTACCGGTTGGACCCGTATTACCCGTTGGACCTGTATTACCGGTTGGACCCGTATTACCCGTTGGACCTGTATTACCCGTTGGTCCAATCGGACCCGGAATAAGATCCTTGCAGCAATTTTTAGAATTTAGGTAGGAATTATATGAGCTAAAGTATTGGTGCGACATAAATGTATAATATAATGATATAATATAATATTATCACATAATTTATTTTTAACAATTTTCCCCACTAAATTATGTATTTAATAGTCTGACAAAGGGACAAAGGAGGGATAAGCCGTACTTGGACCTGTTGGACCCGTTGGGCATTCCTTACATTTTGTTTTACAACATAATTTAATGTCTAAATATGCTGAATATGAACTATAACTTGTGTATGACAATGTATCTAATTTTTTTATGAAATTATCCTTACAATTAATTAATTAATCAATCGATTTAGAAATATTATATGATTAATGTATACACGACAGATTCGGGTTCAATTATGGCTATGAACACACCAATAGAACAATGTAAATATAAGCAGTATACGTGTGAATGTTGCTGTTTTTCGTGCATATTTGAGAGTGATTATAAACGACATATTAGAACAAAAAAACATATGAAATTGAAATTGAAATGCAATGTAGAAAAGCCTGAAAAAAAAATCACTAAACTTGAATGTGAATGCGGAAAAGTATTCAAAACTCAAAATGGTTTAATTAAACATAAGCAGCGTTTGCATTCTGGTAAAGACAATATAATTATAACTTTGATGAGAGACAATGCTGAAATGAAAGAACTTATGAAGGAGCAGCAGAAATTCATGAGAGACCAGCAGGAGCAATATCACAAACAGTTGGTGGATATGATTCCGATGATGTGCGGCAGTACCAATTTAATTACAAATAATAATACTCATATTAAACAAAAATTCAACTTGAATGTATTTTTAAATGAGCAGTGCAAAGATGCAATCAACATTGGCGATTTTATAAAATCGCTACAAATTACACTGGATGATTTGAATGTAACGAGAGAAAAGACGCTGGAAGACAGTGTTGGCAATATTTTTTTGAGAGGATTAAAAGAGTTGGACATTTACAAGCGCCCCATTCATTGCACTGATAACAAGCGAGACATCATGTATATAAAGGATGAAGAGAAGTGGGAAAAGGATGAAGGAAATTTGAAATTGAAAGATACAATTGATGCAATCTCTCGAAAACAGATTACAACGTTGAAACAGTGGAAGGATTCAGACCCGGAAGTAGCAAAGACGAGCTCATCTAAGAATGATAATTTTTTAATGACATTTAATCACATATGCACGCCGATACCGGAGGTCGGTGAAAAGCGCATCATAAAAACGATAGGTAAGGAGGTTCACATTGTCGAGTAGGATAGGATATCATCGTTGAACATTAGAGAGATAAATCGAAATTAGAATCATAAATAAAATAAATAAATATTTTATATATGATATATAATAATAACAACAACAACTATAAAAAATGTCAAACATTGGAAACAATAATAATGGTAAAAGGAATATTGTTCCGCCGCATAAATATAAATATTATGACCCGCCGTTAGTGCAGATTCCAGTGACCAGGTCATCAATTTTAAATCAGCAACAGCGTGCACCTTCTGTATTGAGTGTGCCAAAGGTGACAAGTCGGATAAATATTGAAGCAGAGGTGGATGATTTGGCGGATTTGATAAATATTGGTAAAAAGGTGGGGACAGAATTCAAATTGGAGCCGCACATTGAGTATAATATTGACCTGGCGATGATAAAGAATTTACTTCCAGAAATGGAGGATTTAAATAATATGATAGGTCAACAAGAATTTAAAAGGCAAGTTGTTACATTAATTTTATATTATAGCATGCGTTTAAATCGAAAGAATGATGATTTATTGCATACGGCGATATATGGCGAACCGGGCATCGGTAAAACCGAGTTTGCGCAAAAATTAGCGAATATTTATTTAAAAATGGGCGTTTTGAGGAATAATATTTTCAGAAGGGTTCGTCGCGGAGACTTGATTGCGGGTTATTTAGGACAAACGTCGTTGAAAACTGCAGAAGTATTAAAGTCTGTGCGCGGCGGCGTTCTTTTTATTGATGAGGCTTACTCGATTGGAAACAGCAGCGGCAAAGACACGCAGGACTCTTATAGCAAGGAGTGTTTGGATTTGATCAATCAAAGCTTGACTGAAATGCGCGAAGATGACGACAAGTATTTTATTTTAATGATTGCAGGATACAAGGATGAATTGAAGCGCAATTTTTTTGGAATGAATGACGGTTTAGAGCGTCGGTTTAGCATTCATTTTACGATGCAGTCATATGTTCCGCAAGAAATGGTGCAAATATTTATTAAAAAGTCGCTTGATGGTGGTTGGTCGATTGAAGAAGGTGCGGTAACCGACGAATTTATAAAAGAGTATTCGCCTCATTTCAAGCATCACGGCGGTGCCATGGAGCTGCTTTTTGTAAAATGCAAGATTGCGCATTCTAAAAATTTGTTAGCAGGAAAAAGTAAAATAAAAAGGTGTATATCAAAAGCAGATATGAAGGATGGAATTGAGTTATTCATAAAAAATTCAAATGCGGCAGATGATGTTTCATTTATCAAAACCATGTACATCTAAGTAGGGGAACCAAGTTTCCCCTATGACCCCTCCTTTTGTAAATGTGTGTTGGTCACATGTCAAATATTGACATGTTTATAGTTTTACGCCAAATTAAATTGATCTTATATATTTTAGGTTAGACGGAAGTTTGTTTGATGTAAAATCCACCATGCCGTAGGCCAAGAAGCGAGACCATCGTGGGTAGAATATGTTCCATCATATTATCGTAGTAAGGTATTCTTTCGCATTCAAAGGGACACATACCTATACCATCTCTGTCAGGGTTTTCGTCAAGAAAGTGGTTGAGATATTTGGCGTCTCCTTCGTATTTTATGAATTTTGCGAGTGCTTCTTTGCCTGATGATATCTGGTTAGATAAATGCGGATTGAGACATTCCATATTTGTATGTTGGGTAAGAGATGGGCAAGCCTTTGTCAATTCAACCCAGCTCCTAAAGTATTCAGCATTATTCAAGTCGGTATATTGTGTTGAGACATCGACAACTTCGTCAGGATTATTTCCACCCAAGTGGACGCACATGTGGGTTGCTACAACTGAAATATGTTCTCCCTCGCGAACCATATCGTAGAATACGTAAACTGGTAGAATTCTCGCTTTCGGAAAACTCAAAACCCGCGCAAATTGGGCATAGATAAACGAATTGACGAAGCATTCATCCCTGATATTGTGCTCTCTTTGGTATGCTTTCATAACTCTATCAAGTGTTTTCAGCGCGGTTTTGGCGGACATAGTTGATATGTTCGTTGAATATAATAATCAAATTATGTATTATTTTATTTCAATTTTATTAATAATTCATTAAATTATAATAAATTATTCTTATTTAAAAACAATGAAGTAAAAAATATAAATAAAAATAATAGTTGTAATGGTTTTAGAAGAGGCGCAACAATATGCATTGTGTTTAAACATGATTGTGAAGGATGAGTCTCACATCATAAAAGATACGCTGACTAAACTGCTGCAAAAAATTAAATTTGATTATTGGGTCATATCGGATACGGGCTCAACGGATAAAACAAAGGAAATAATTACCGATTTTTTTAAAGAAGTTGGGATTCCGGGCGAATTATATGAAGATGAGTGGGTCGATTTTTCTCACAATCGGAATAAAGCGTTGGACTATGCATTTGGAAAAAGCAAATACTTGCTAATATTTGATGCGGATGATGAAATATGTGGTGATTTTGTGTTGCCGGAATTGGTGAAGGATTATTATCATTTTCAATTTGGAAGTCACACAAGATACACTAGAACACAAATTATTAATAATTGTAAACGATGGAAATACGTTGGCGTATTGCACGAATGCATTGTTTCGAATGATGATAAAATTGATGGTGCAAGTATGGAAGTTATAAAAGGACACTATTATACTGTGTCCGGCAGAAGCGGAAATAGAAACCTTGACAGCAACAAGTATTTGAAAGATGCGATTATATTAGAAAAGGCGTATTACAATGCCGTTGATGCGAAAGATGACATATATCACAGGTATTGTTTTTATTGTGCGAATAGTTATTATGATTGTGATAAATATGAACACGCTATTTCATGGTATAAAAAGACACTTGAAAATTGCGGGTGGTCTCAGGAGAAATATGTATCTTGTTTGAAACTTTACAAGTGTTATGAAAAAATGAATAATATAGAGGCAGGATTTTTTTATCTTGTAAAGTCTGCAGAGTATGATAGAGAGAGAGCGGAGTGTTATTACGAGCTTATAAAATATTATTCTTGTTCGGGGTTATACAACGTTGCATATGGATATTATGGCGTGTTGCGTGATTTTTACAACAACTATTATTTAAAAGATGGATTGAATAATAAGTTATTTTTAGATGAAAGTATATCTGAATTTTATTTTCCATATTATGTTATTATCATTTCTGAAAAAATGCGCGATTATGACACAGGAATACAAATGTATAGAATTGTTTTTACGAAAAAATGTAAATGTTTTGATGAATGGTTTATAGGTAATTTATTGTATAATTTACAATTTTTTACTGAACACGTTAAAGATGAAGATAAAACGGCATTTTATTCCTTGTTTCAAGAATATGTAGACTTTATTGTTGCCAATAATTATCCGTTGTTTGACGAAACTATGAAGATTTATGAAAAATATGGAATTAAAAAAAGAGAAGCGTCAATTGCAACTGACGAGTGTTTTACTAGTAAAAAAATATTGATTTATACCGGATTTATGGATTATTTATGGAATGATACATATGTTTCCAATAATCCTATTGGCGGAGCTGAAAAAGCGGTGGCATATTTAGCTAGGAATTTGCCCAAAGAATACGAGATAATAATAAGTGGTGATGTTGCAGATGAAGTGGTGGGAAACGTAAAGTATGTGAATCGTTTCAAGTTGCAAGCACTGTTAGATGTTGAAAAGTTTCACACAATTATTGTCTCTCGGTACGTATCATTTTTTCTACTATTTCCTCGTTTTAATTGTCATCAGCTATATTTATCAGCACACGACAGCACTGGTTTTTTAAATAATTTTAATGGTGTTCCAGTACATACTATAATTGAAGAAAATAATAAATACATCAAGGGAGTAATATGTTTAACGACATGGCACAAATTAAATACGATTAAAAGCCACGCATGTTTAAAAGATAAAGTTTCGATAATTAACAATGGAATACTTGTGGCAGGTGTCACATCAAACAAAAAATTGTCGCACAACAAAATAAAAAATAAATTTGTATGGACATCTTGCAGTTATAGAGGATTGGATGTCATGTTAAAATTGTGGGACGAAATACTTGAAGTTATGCCAGATGCAACTCTGGATATATCATCTTATGATGCATTTCCGAATCCAAATAGAAACAAAGACGAAGAAATTCAGATGATTATAAATCGTCACAGTGACAGTGTGAAACATCATGGAAAGTTGAATACTTCACAGTTGCACGACTTGATATCAAAAGCAGAGTATTGGTTATACACAAATACATTTTGTGAAACGAGTTGCATCACTGCATTTGAGATGTTGATGCACGAAGTTGTGTGTTTATATTATCCGCTGGCCGGTCTTGTTGATACGATTGGAGAATATGGGATTCAAGTAAATTCTGGTAATGAGATCCAAAGCATTATGAACTTGAGCGAGGCAAAAAAGGTGGAAATGAGAATAAACGGAAAGAAATATGCAATGTCGTGTTTGTGGGAAAATCGGGCAAAAGAGTGGGCAAGTGTGTTGGGATTGAACCTGACATATCCGATTTATATTGTAAATCTAAAAAGACGAAAAGACAGAAGAGAGAATGTGGAACAACAGTTAAAACTTTCCGGAATTGATAGTTATAATTTTGTTGAAGCAGTTGATGGAAAAGCATTGAATGCTTCATCTGAATTATTTTCATTATTTGAAAGAAATGATTTCAATTTTAATAAAGGTGTAATAGGATGTGCTTTAAGTCATATTCATTTATGGAATAACTTGATAAATGACAAAGAAAACGATTTTTATATAATATTAGAAGATGATATTACGTTTTGCGACAATTTTAAAAAATACTTGGGTGATGTTTGTAAATTATTTGTTGAACAAAAATTAGAGCATTTAGCTTTAGGTGAATATAATACTAGTAAGGTTTTTCCAACAGATAATTTTAAAATTGATGTATATTACAAGGACTTATACAAAGAAGGGCATGTCACTTTTGCTTACATAATAAGTAAAAATGCTGCAAAAAAATATATTAATTACATAAATAGTTGTTCAATAAAATGTGCCATTGATAATCCGCAAGCTGTTGGATATATACTTAATTATAGTGCTTTAAATGTAAAATTGGTTCATTGTCAAATTTTCAATGAATATGGAACTGATATACAAAGTAATAATAAGGATAATTTTTTTGAGTTTACTACATCAAATGATAAACAACTTAAAATTCTTAAAGTTTCTTTTTGTGACTGGTGGAATTCAGAATACTGTGGTGGATGTTTTGACTTGAATAATAATTTTTTTACTAATTTATTAAGAGAATATGGTAATAATTATGAAATTAAAATTATTAATCCATCTGAAAATCCTGATATTTTATTCTACAGCATTTTTGGTTTTTCATATAAAAATTATAAAGCTGGAAGAAAAATTTTCTTTTCAGGAGAACCATATCCACAAAGAGATGATGCTGATTTCAATGTCACGTTTGATGAAAATTCTTTTAATAATACAAGAGTTCCATTGTGGTTATGTTATTTTGACAAGTCAATACTTGAAGAGTGTAAGAAGAGAAAAAATAACCAAAATGTTACCCCCAATAGAGAAAAATTTTGCTCCTTTGTTGCAAGTGGTCCTGGATTAACAAATAATCGTAAAGAATTTGTTGAAAAATTATCAAAATATAAACAAGTAGATTGTGGTGGCTCATATTTGAATAATATTGGTTACAATATTCCATTTGGTTCAAACTGCTCTGGTAAAATTGAACACAATAATAATTATAAATTTGCAACGGCATTCGAAAGCGCAATGTATAAAGGATATGTTACTGAAAAAATTTGTGATGTTTTTAAATCTAATTGTGTTCCTATTTATTGGGGACATCCAGATGTTGTAAAAGATTATAATCCAAAAACATTTATTAATGCAAACGATTTTGAAAACTTTGATGAATTAGTTGATTATATTATAAAAGTTGACAATGACGAAGAATTATATAAATCATTTTTTAAAGAACAAATAATTCATCCACAATGGATTGATATTTTATTAAATGATACAAATAAATTATTTTTTAAAAATTTAGCTGATAAAATAATTGGTAAAACTCAAAATATATTTAATAATTTACATGAATTATCAAGTAAAAATGAAGAAAAATATTATGCAGCTAATAAAATAGATGAGTTTTTATCAACATATATATTTAAAGGCTACAAAAATGGTTATTTTATGGATATCGGTGCTAATGATGGAATATCAATAAATAATACGTTACATTTTGAAGAATACCATAACTGGAGAGGAACTAATATTGAGCCCTTAGATAAGGCATATAACAAACTTGTTAAAAACCGACCAAAATGTAATAATATCCAAATTGTTGTCAATAATATTGAAGGTCTATGTGATTTTATTTATAATGATGGTTATACAGAGATGATATCAGGTCTGGTTGAAACATACGGTATTGATCATAAACAACGATTAATAAATGAGTTAAACCAATATGGTGGTAATTCTATTATAAAAAAAACAAAAACAAAAACTGTTAAAACTATATGTAATGAAAATAATATTTCACATATTAATTATCTTTCTATTGATGTTGAAGGAGCTGAAATGGCTGTTTTGGAATCAATAGACTATCACCATACTTTTATTGATGTTATTTCATTTGAAGAAAATTATGAAAACATAACTCAAGCAATAATCAATTTTCTTGAAAAAAAGGGATATATTTATATTGGAAAATTTGGAGACATTATAATGATACATGAAAAATCAAATTTTATTAAAAATTTAAATTATGATGAGATTTCATCATTCTCCTGTTATGGATCAATATATAATATAAAACTTAAAAATATCCTTGAGCAAATAAACTATAATAAAACAAATGATAATTTCAGAAATTACATATTTGAATATGGAATAGATTCAAATAAAAAAGATGTTACCGATATAATTATTAATATATTAGAATCAACTATGCAAAATTTTGTAATACCTATCGGAGATGTTATTAGAGCACAACTATTTGGCGATAATTGTTGGGGCCATGTTAAAAAAATATTTATTTATAACAAAAATAATCCTGAACAAACAATAATTTTAACTGAAAATGAAAGCAAGATTATTTATTTTGATGAAAAATATAATTACAAATTTGTCATGGGATTTTATGATAATGGATTATCAGAAAGAGGCACTACAACAATGATGTTTTCTTATGCTGATTATGCAGAAAAATATTTTAAATGTAAAAGTATTATATTTTATAATAAACATCACCACGCTAACAATAATGAAGTAATTAATAGGTTTAGCAATAGATTTGATGTATATAGAGTAGAAAATTTTGATGAAATAGATAGAATAATATCAGACAAAAATATTAAATACTTTTATAATACTTGTGCTGGAAAAAGAAATTGTACAGAGTTAGTTAAAAATTGTAAAAATTTAATACATGCTGTTTTTGATATTGAACCATTTGGTGATAAATATTCGGCGATTTCAGATTATATTGTTAAAAAAAGTAAATATCCTGATATTGATGCTATTCCTTATATGATTGATTTACCAATTCATAATGATAACATGATACACGAATTAAATTTACCTGATAATGCTTTTGTTATAGGCAGAATAGGGGGTTATGAACAATTTGATATTAAAGAAGCTCATACAGGAATCATCAACTTTCTTAATAATGCTAACAATAATACTACATATTTTGTTTTTGTAAACACAGCCAAATTTTATGAACATCCACAAATAATTTATCTAGACAAAATTGTTGACCCATACTTGAAAGTAAAATATATTAATACTTGTAATTGTATGATTCATGCTCGTAGCGATGGAGAAACATTTGGTTTAGCTATAGCAGAGTTTTCATCTTTTAATAAACCTATTGTTACTTGTAGAAGCGATAAAGATAATTGTCATTTAGATATATTAGGTGAAAAGGCAATAGTATTTGATTCAGAAACATCATTAATTAATATTTTAAAAGATATAAAAAATATCGTTAATTCAAGAGATGACTGGAATGCTTATAAAGAATATACACCAAATAAAGTTATGAAGAAATTTATGAATGTATTTATGCCTGAGATTAATAATAGTTTTGATAACATAACATTTGATAATATTAATAATATTAATTATATTGACATGAAATCAAAAGCACCTCATTTTCATAATACAAAGGAATTAGTCATTGTTTCAGCATTTTTAGATATTAATCGAGAAAAATGGTCAACAGCATATAAAAGAACTACACGAGATTATATATTATCATTTAGTAATTATTTTAATTATAACACTAAGATGTTAGTATTTATAGATGATAAATACATTGAGGAACTTGAAGAAATGTACAACAATTCTTTACATAATAATACTATCTTTATACCTATTAATAATGATTGGATGACTAAACATATTTACGCATGGCAGCTATTAGATAATAGTAAACACATTATGCAGTCTGATGAATATAGAAATTTAGTAAAAGACAGAATAGCTTGTGGAAACCCTGAAAATATATATGCTGATTATAATGCAATTAATCATAGTAAAATAGATTTCATTTGTTATGCAATTAACAATAATTTAATAAACAGAGATGACTTTATCTGCTGGTCAGATTTTGGATATTTTAATTCTATATTACATAATAATCCTTCTGAGTATCCTATTAACCATCTTGACATTACCAAATTTAATCCAAATAAATTAAGTTTTTGTTTAAGAAATAAATTAGATAATAAAGATAAAGATACCATACACACACTTGTTAATGCTCCTGAAAGATTTACTGGAAGTTTTTTTGCTGGGTCGGCCACTTTAATGATAAAACTACAGGAACTTTATCATATTTCATTAAAAGAACTATACAATAATAATATTTCTGATGATGATCAACATATTTATTTAAGATGTTTTTTGAAAGAACCAAATATATTTAACTTATATTTAGATTCATGTCAGTGGCCGAAAGGATTATGTTATTTTGAAAAATTACCAGATAGATTTGAATTAGTAAAAACATTATTGGCAAATATCAAGAATGGTAAATTTGTAGAAATTGGTTGTGATACAGGAACATTTTCCAAATATATTTTAACGGTTAATAAAACATCAACTTTGTATTCAGTTGACCCTTATATAAGTTATGAAAATTATTTTGATTCAATTAACTATGTAACCGGAGATAATCTTCATAATGAAACTAACATGAAATTAACACAGGAATTTGGAGATAGATTTAAATTAATAAGAGAGTTTTCTAACAAAGCTTGTAATCTGATTCCTGATAATTTAAATTTCGTCTATATAGATGGTAATCATCAATATGAATATGTTTATGAAGATTTATGTTTATGGTGGGAAAAATTAGCACCAAACGGTATTATAGTTGGTGATGACGCTGTTGATACAGATGAAACTAAAAGAGATAAAAATGGTAATATATTTATTGAATGGTGTCCAGGAAGTTATGGAAAATATGGCGTAATACACGCATTTAATAGATTTATTATTGAAAAAAAATGTTATGGACAAGTTATTGGAAATCAATTTGTTTTGTTCAAATAATATGTAATATAGCTTATAGTTACAAATATATTAGAGTTTATTTTTTAATATTTATATTAGATTTAAATATTAAATGGGAATTGATAGAAGTGCTTTAAACGCAATATTAATGTCTTGTAGACATATTAAGAACAAACAAAACTTATTAACACTTGGAAGACAACAAATCCATATTTCACAGCAAAATAATATAGATATTGGCGATAAATTTAATACCAATTTATCGGAAATTATTTATGGAAATTATTGTGAAACATTTTTTAGCTCTATTGGATTTAGAAATATAGATTCAATTGATAACTCTAATTATGAAGGAGCAAAATACATACATAATTTAAATTATCCAATTTTAGAAGATTTTAAAAACAAATATGACTATATTTATGATGGCGGGACATCAGAACATATTTTTAATATTCCTCAAGTTTTTGAAAATATAATTGATATGTTGAATATAGACGGATTATTTGTTTCTGTTACTTGTAATAATAATTTTTCAGGACACGGAATGTATCAATTTAGTCCAGAATTATATTTATCGTGTTTTAATAAAAAATATGGAATGAAAATAGAAGATATATACATAGGTGAAAACGGTAAAACAAATAATGAATGGAAAAATGTTAATTCATTTAATGGTTATAGAAATCTTGACAAATTTAATTCAACATTAGAAACATACATAATAATAATAGCACGCAAAATTAGCAACGAAAGAGAATTGTTACTAAAAAATTGTCCTAATCAATTTTCATATGATGAGCATGATTGGAAAAAATAAACAAAGAGTTTTCATCAAAATATAATTTTGGCAACTTATATTTTGATTTGGTTAAGTGTATAATTCGATAAATATTTATGAAAAATATTTAGAGAGACGTTCATAAATAACTATATAGTACATAAACAACGATGCAGATTTTTGTAAAGACTCTTACTGGAAAAACAATTACTCTAGAAGTAGAGTTGAATGACACGATAGCTTCATTGAAAACGAAAATTCAAGACAAGGAGGGCATTCCGCCCGACCAACAGCGATTAATTTTTGCCGGAAAACAGCTGGAAGATGAGCGAACGTTGGCCGACTACAACGTGCAAAAAGAGAGCACACTCCATCTTGTGTTAAGGTTGCGATAGATGGAATGGGCGAAATAAATTATATATTCAAAGATACTTAAAGATGTCTCACTAATAATGTTAAGAAAGGCAATCAAGCAATTCAACAAGCATACAATGGCAACAGCAGTGAGTGGACAAAAGATGGCGGGATGTGTAAAGTGGTTTAATATGAAGACTGGTTTTGGTTTTCTGACCGTAGTTCGCGGTGGTGGAAGTGGCGAGCTAAAGGTTGGAAGCGAGGTTTTCGTGCATCATTCAAATGTAAAAGTTCAAGAGGAGCAATACAGGTTTTTGGTGCAAGGTGAGTACGTGGAGTTTGATGTGTCGAATGTTGCAAATGGTCAGCATTCGTGCCAGGCGACGAATGTGACGGGGATGTTTGGTGGCAAGTTGATGTGCGAGACACGCAATGATGCGCGCCAGTCGTCTTCGGGTGGTCGTGTTGATGATGAAGAGGAGAATGATGGTGACGCATATGTGCCGGTTTTGAGGAGGACGGCGTCATCTGCTGCAACAACTGCAGCACCATCATCATCGTCGTTCAGGTCGCGCGGTGGTGATGATGCGCCTCGCACTCGCGGTCGTGGTGGTGGTGGTCACAGGTAATCAATTGTGTGTGGAGACTGACGAATAAAAAATGAAATAAAATAAAAAATAATGATTTAGAAGTTAAATTATTATTTATATTAAATATATTCAAATACTTATTTTATTGGAAGATGGATAACAACAGTATTCAAATGGAATCAGCGGAAACATTCGAAATGGGCTGTGAGGAGACAAGGTTATCAAAGCTGAGAGTAGACATTATTGGCGTAATGTGCAACGTGTTGAATTATATGACTTTGTCGTCATACGAATATTATTACACGCAATACCATCAAGAGTGTCGAAATGAAATGAATGCCATATATGACAACGGAGCAAGTTCAATTACGGTTGAAAGTTGTAAACATTTTTACGAGTGTTTGAAACGGCTGGAGAGCGTAACAGACACGGATGATCCTGATTATTATGAATATAGAAGGAAAATAAGACGGTTTATAATATCGTTGGCATCGGTTAGAAAATAAAATTATTTATTTGCTTTTACTTTTTTATTTGCTAGCAAGTATGCTTTTTTAGTGTGACTGCATCCGCTTTTTAAAATGTCGTAGTCAACAACGGATGCATTTCCGCCGGTAATGGAGCTTGCCAAACGAGCTAAACCCCAAGACTGCGGTGTTTGGTTGGGTCGTGAACCGGAGGAATAATATGCACCTTCGCCTTTACGCACGATTTTTTTAAGCGCGTTTAAAGAGCATCCAGTTTTACGTGCTAGTTCATTATTTGGAGTAACGTTATCAACGTTGTATATTCGTTTGGCATTTTCTATATGAGACGATTTCTTGCTTTTAAAAGAGGGAACATTCTTCCGAGTGTAGTATTTGTTGCTCTTGTATAATTTTCGCGATTTTAGAAGCATTCCAAGTTGGCGCTTTTTATCTTTTCTTGATAATTGTTTTGGCATGTAACGCGCAGGAAGAGACGTTTGCCCATATTTTTTGGTTTTTCGAAGGCGCATAGGTATATATATTACATGTTATATATTATTTTATCGAGAGAAGAGAGAATAATAATATTATTATAAAATATATAAAATTTTAATATAAAATATCAAAAATATTAAATAGTAATTATGCTTACACACATTAAAAGTGTATTGTTTGCAATAGTAATATTGTGTGTAACCGGTTACATATGTAAAATATATGAAAAAACGACTAATGATTTATCATTACATGTGTTGTCGAATGCAGAGATAAACTCAAAAATGTTTTATTTTATTACACCTATATTTTTTTGGCTAGCATCCAAGTCGTTTCTTTTTAAGAATGCAAATGGACCATTATTGTCACATGTAAAATCATTATTTAACAACCTTGATAAGCCGGATTTTTTTAAGAAAGTAGTTCCTTTTACATCTCTTGTAGCACTTGTAATAAGTAGTTTGCTTACAGTATATGCAGGTGGCGCACTTGGATACGAAGCAGTTGTTGTAAGTATATCAACATTTTTTCTATTATTTGCAAGTGATTTTTTTAAAAATATGATTGAACAAATTAATATTGAAAATTTACTTTACATGGGATATATTTTTGGATTTACTTTTACATTCAAAACACCGATTTCTTCGGTTATTTTAGCGATAGAAAAATCAATAGCAGGACATTCACACAACACGCTTACAAATCTACTGTATGCATGCATAGCAATCGGTGTTGCTACGATGTATGTGGGTGATAATGATAAAGATAAAATGTTTCCTGATGCAACACCACAAACATATGAACTAGAAATCAGTAGTATTTTGAAATATAGTGTTTTAGCAGTAATATGTGGTATATTTTCATCTATATTTTTTAAAACCACATACAAGATGTATGATGAAGTGAAAAAACTTGTTCTTAATAGCACTGTCATGTTCAACACAATACCAATAGTACTTGGGTTGTGTGTAGCTGGTATTATAAATACAACAGGAAGCGTTTCAGTGAACGGTGACAAAAAACATATAAATGACATGTTTGGTAACAACCATGTATACAATTATAAAAATACAATAGGACACATGATCAACACATTTTTAACATTTATATCAGGATGTTCAGGTGGTCTCATAATACCATCGATATCAATTGGTAGTTATATTGGATTTTTATATAACAAAATAATAGACCTTCCTTTATTGCAAACGTTGATTATTGGAATGACGTGTGTATTCAGTGCATTTTTTGGATATCCCGTTACTGCTTCATTAATTATTCAAAATATATTAAATCAACATGTTGAAACATTACCGTTACTAATTGCAATGTCATATATTTCTTTTTATTCTTCCAAGTATTTTGATAGGGTCGTTTTTCGAGAATAGTTGATTAGAAGAACCACCACCCGCCTCGCTGATGATGTCTATTGTGTCTATTCTTGTGGTGGTTAAAATACGTGGGTTGCGTATTTCCCCACCAACCGTTTCCCCACCAACCGCTGCCGCCGCCATAGCGCCAGTCCCGACTTCCACGACTACCATCATAGTGCCGACTTCCACGACCATGAGGATGTCCTCGCCCTCCGTGCCCTTCATGAGTTTCAATAATGGTGGGATTTTGTCTAATATATATAAATGCAACCAACACAATAAACGCAACAACGGCTAAAGGATAAAACAACTTTGACATTAAATTTTATATATTTTTTATATTATTTATAATATTGTAATATAAAAAAAAACAAATAATGGTAATAATTGTGCTCGAATTTATAGCGACTCCTTGTTGAAGAAAATTTGTCGAAATTGTGTCATTTCTTTGTCTGTAAACATGCTTGACAAAAAGTCATTTGGCGTTTTGGTTTCTTTCAAAAGATTAGTAATCATGAAGAGCGAATATATTCCGCACTCCGTATTGCTTTTTTGGTGTTGTTTATCATTTACAATGTATTTAAAGTTGATTCCAATTTCTTTTCCTTGTTTCATTATTTTCTTGGCGAATTTATTTATTTCTTTGGATGGCGGGTCACCGGTGCTGTCGAAGAAGAAGATGAATTGTTGTTTAATGTTGATGAAGAGAGATATCCAGTGCGAGCCGGATAAATAGTGGGGGTCGGTATTGAAAATGATTCCAATTTTATTTTTATTATTGGCTGGATTAAAGTATGTTTTTATGTCGAAATTGCACAATTCTTCGTAAACGCATGACGGCTCGCCTTTTGGAGTTTTATCGAAATCGATAGGCGACGGACCAATGAATTCAAAAAAAGGAAATGCGTCCTCGTATTGTTTCATAACTTTTGTAATGTCAACACTGGACAGCCACTCGTGTGGATTTTTATTCCACGTTTTCGGACTTTCGGGTGCAAAGTAATTGAATAAATCTTTTGTTGCAGAGGCGGCGCCTAGTTGTCGCAGCCAGCAGGATTCCTTGTTACACACACTTCCTAGTGCCGTTTTTAGTGATTCCCATATCACCTTTACATCGTCACTGATAATCATTGCGTCTGGATGGCGCGTATTCCAACTGTCTCTGAGTTTTGTAATTGCATTTGTGGTGTAACAGGTGAAATCTTTTTCTTGTGTTGGACCGCACGAAAGTTTTTTGAATGATTCATCTAAATAGGAAACAGGTTCAAGTACATGGTTTGTTTGTTTTGTGTTTCTTCGAAAACTTTTTATTTTTTTAGGTGGCATTATTTATATTTAATTTGTAGTTATAATAATTTATTATTTTATTTTTAATTTATTTTTGTTTCTTTTGTTTCTTTTGTTTCTTTTGTTTCTTTTGTTTCTTTTGTTTCTTTTGTTTCTTTTGTTTCTTCTGAATTATTTTCATTCATGGTGGTGTTGGACAGTTTTTCTTTTTTCTTTTGTTTTTTTAATCCCTTGTGCTTGAATGATGGGTCTTTGGGGTTGAATTTGAATTGCTGCGGGAAAACAACCGGTTCTTTTTTTTGTGATGACGATTTTTTGATAACATATGTATCAAGTGTTAATTTTTTTACTTCTTTTGGTTTGAAACAAAGTTCATTAGCTTTGTTCATCTCGAACGCGTTGAGCGCGTCTAAATTGTTATTGCATATGCAGTGCCGCTCCGCAGATAGTTCTCCCGTTACAAGTCCCATGCAGACGTAACATTTCTGTATGGTTTCGCTTTGGTCTTCAAATTTCAAATGAGAGATGCACGCCTTCATGTACATGTTGAATGCGCCATTTAATGTTACATCTTTTAATTCATTTTTAAAAAGGTCTTTTGTTATAGAAATTATTCTTTTTCGATAAAATCTTAAATCTCTCTTGAATCCTGTATCATAATCTATATTATTTTTGCGAAGATATTTTTCATACTGTGCGACATTTACCATATATTCTAGAGTTGCGTCATCAACGGAATTTAAAGAAATGTCCATTGCAATTTGTTTTATGTATGTGTTTATGTTATATATTTATAATTATTTAATTATTTAATCGGCTAATTAACTTAGTCTTTTGGTTTGAATTTTGATTTGAATTCTTCCAACACGGTATTCATAGGTTTGGGAAGCAATTTAGTAGCAGTATTTAAAGGAAGAGGGGGGGGAGGAGGAGGTGGAAAGGGGGGTAGTGGTGGTACAGCAAATTTGTTGTTGTTTCCGTTGTTGTTTCCGTTGTTGCCATTGTAATTAATTAAAATCTTTTCAAAGGTTGTATTTGCTGATTCTAGCTTGTACATTTTCAGTTTTAGTCTTTTTATTTTTTGTAACTGTTGTTTGTTTATATAAGTGTTCATTTTAAGTTGATTTTTTAAAATGGTATTTTCTGAGCGCAATTCATAACACATTTTTTCTTGTGTTAAAAAAAGTATTTTAAATTCATCTAAATTTGTAGTCAGTATTGACGGTGTGAGTGACTGTGCATCTGTCATGTGTTGCGGTTGTGAAGAAGACTGGAGTGGTTCTTTTATATGAATAACGACATTGTCTTTATCTGCTTCTTTGTTATCGTATTCAATCAATTTTTTGTATGAAAAGAAATATGACATGTAATACTTACAATAGTTACAACACATTTATTGAAAACTATGAATATAATTAATTATAGTTTTTAACTTAAAACAATAAATGAAATGAATTTAAATATTTATCCATTATGTTAATTAACACACAACATAGTATCATGAAATCGACGCACAAGGACAAGGGCCATCCGACAATATGTTTAAATATGATTGTAAAAAATGAAAGTAATATATTATATAGGTTATTTGATTCTGTAATAAAGTGGATAGACTGTTACTGCATATGTGACACTGGTTCAACAGACGACACGGTAAATAAAATCACAGAGTATTTTGAAAGTAAAAAGATTCCTGGAAAAGTTGTTATTGAACCATTTAAAGATTTCTCTCACAATCGCAATTTTTCATTACAAGCGTGTATTGGGATGTCTGATTATGTCTTGTTATTGGACGCAGATATGGTGTTTCGTCCAAATGAAAACGCATTTTCAAAAAAAATGTTGACACATGACGTGTACTATATTTTTCAGGGGTCAAATGATTTTTATTATAAAAATCTAAGAATTGTAAAAAATAATGGACATTATTCTTATATGGGTGTAACTCACGAGTACGTGAATTTTCCACAAAACACGGTTTTTGCCACATTTGAAAAGAATGTAGTGTTTATTGATGATATTGGCGATGGCGGGTCAAAAGGTAATAAATATGTTCGTGATGTGGAGTTACTTACCAGAGGAATAGCCGAAAATCCTAACAATGACAGATACCATTTTTATTTGGCGAATACTTTAAAAGACATGGGTAAAAATGATGAAGCAATTGAAATGTATAAAAGACGAATTGCATTAGGTGGATGGAATCAAGAAATTTGGCAGTCTTATTATAAAATTGGATCATGTTATAGAAATCTTGGAAAAATGCCTGACGCACTTGACGCGTGGCTAATGGCATATAATATTTTACCAAATAGGGTTGAAAATTTGTATGAAATCATAAAATATTATAGAGAAACAAGTAAGCATAATTTGTCGTATTTATTTTATATGATTGCAAAAAATGTTATAAGCGAATGCGGTTCAAAAAAAGATGAATATTTATTTTTAGAAAATGATGTTTACACGCACAAGTGTGATTATGAATACACAATCATTGCATATTATATTGAAAATAAAAATATAACAAATATAAGACACTCTATTATTAATGTATTGAATAATTGTAGTACCAATCACATTATTTCAAATTTATTTAGAAATATGAAATTTTATAATTTGAAATTAGTTCCGGCGGTAAAATGCGACATGAGTTTTACGCTAGACCATGAAATAAATGGAAAAAAAATTCGTTTTTACTCGTCTTCAGGCAGTATTCTTCCAAAACGTGACGATGGCGGCGGCGGCGGATACATTATGAATGTGCGCATGGTAAATTACACTATTGATTCTGCTGGAAGGTATCATGATTGTGACCCGCATATTGTGTCGTTGAACAAATTTATAGAGTTGAATGATGATTTCAGCATTATAAAGAAAGAAGAAAAAGATGAACATGAAGAAAAAATAGTTGATGTTGAATACGCTGACAAGCGGTATCTAGGGGTGGAGGACGTAAGATTGTTTTATGAGTCTTCTACATCATCAGATTTGTCATTTATTGGCGTTGGATTGCATGAAAACAATGCGATTGGAGTTGTTCACGGGAAGTATTGTGGCAATGGCAACATATTGAGACCTTTTGAAATCAAGTCCGAGTTTAATTTTAATTCGCCGTGTGAAAAAAATTGGGTGTTTGCAAATATAGCAGGGGAAAAACGTGTTATATATGGTTGGAATCCACTTCAAATTTGTAAAATCGATGAAGAAAATCCAACTATATTGAGAAGCATTTCTCTTAAAAAAAATACAGAATATGCTGGTATTTTTTCTCACATTCGAGGTTCTACTTGCGGTTTCAACTATCGAGACCAGATATGGTTTGTTGTTCACATTGTTTCGCATGAAGAACCGCGACATTATTATCACATGATGCTTGTTTTTGAGAATAACGAAGACATGAAACTCATAAAGTATACTCCTGTTTTCAAATTTGACGAGCACTGCATTGAATACTGCATTGGGTTGATAGTGGAAGATTCGCGCATAATTACGACATACAGCACTTGGGACAGAACGACGAATGTTGCGGCATATGATAAAAAGTATATTGAAGAAATGATGATAAATTTTTGTAAATAAAACATAAATATTTTTGTAATTAATTTATTTATAAATAATTTAAGGTTTATTTTATTTATAAATTGAATTATTAAAACATAAAACTACAATGTGCATGACAAAGAATGATGCACAACGGCAACAACGGCGACAATGGCAACAATGGCAACATTTTGTTTGCAAGGGTAAACAGAGTTGAAGAGATTTATGATGTTATACTTGGAGCTGGGTGCATTGTTTTCAGCATTCTAGCGTTGTCAAACTTATTTATGATGACAATCAATAAGTTTGTTGACTACTATTCAAGACAAGTTGACCGCATCGTTATGGACGAGAGCGATAGCGAGAATGAATACAGTGACGATGATGATGATGACAGCAGCGAAAGTGAATACAGTGAATACAGCGAGAATGAATCCAGTGACGACGATGATGATGACGACAGCGATTGCCATCACCATCACCATGATGACATTAAATTGAGTCCGTACATTCCTCCTCGTAGAAGTCAGCGACTGGAAGAAAATAGAGCAAGATGCAATTCTCCTTTACTTGTGGTTCGTTTGAAATTTGAATAATTATTACGATGTCCCGGTAATTGGAGCAGGCTCATTATTTTTATCGGTAATATCCTTTCCAACTTTTTTATTTACATCGTTAACTTTTTGCTTCAACACGGCTGTTATTGTGTCCATATTTGTTTTTATATTGGAAGCATTATCATTTACATTTTTAGAAAACAAATCGACAGTGGGTTGAAGCGCCGCAACTTTTCCAGACAGCAAATTTGTTCTTAATTGGTCTGCGCTAACTGTTTCACTCAAAGACATACCCTCAACATATTCTGTGGCTACAATGCCTTTTAAAATAATTGCACTGAAAAATATAATATATATAAATATGATTATTTTTGAAAAATTCAAAGCAGATTTCATTTCTTCTATTTTCTATTTATTTTCTATTTATTTTCTATTTATATTAAATTTTATTTGAAATAAAACATATTTTTATCATATTTTATTTTGTAATGAGTTGATTATGTTTTATCTTTATTCTCAATGATTGCCTGTATTGCTTCTTTATTTTTTTGATTATCTGATGCATTTTTTGTGACAATTGGCAAAAGTCCTAAAACGCTAGATTGCATGGAATCAATTATTTTTCCCAATGAGTCTAATTTTGCACCATATGTTCCCACAGTTACGCCAATGTCTGAAGAAGAAGGAATGGGGGAAGAAGGTGTTGGCACGGGCACTGGTGTTGTCACGGGCGCTGGTGTTGGCACGGGTGCTGGTGCTGGTTCAGGAAACGTTGCATCAGAATCAAGACCTTCTAAAATTGTTCCTCCTCTTATGAAATGCTCAATTATGATTACAAATAGAAATAGTATAAACGAACAAATAATAATTTTATTAAACATTTTACTCGAAATCTGTCCTTGTGAAGAAAAAGTTATATATATATTATATAAATATATATATATTATAATATTGTATACAATTCATTTACAATGTTATTATTATTTTTATCCCACTTCTCTATGGCTATGGTGCGTTTGGACACTTGACTTCCATTGGAGAATAATTCGGCGTTGTTGGCTCATTTGGCTCAATTGGCTCATTTGAACCTGTTTTGACAGGTGTTAGAGAAGGAAGGTGCTCGGATTCTTTTTGGTTGATAAAATACAGTTGAGATTGAACTGATAGCGCGTTTACGAATTGAACGGCGTGCGACATTGTAACCCGCTTTCCATCAGGTTTCAATACATTTAAATAATCATTATGCAGTTTGTACATGTTGTTGCGATACTTGATGGGGAAACCTTTTAAAGACATTTTTTTATAAATGTAACAATCCAGGTAATTCTTGTGCAAATTGGAAGTATAGTTGTACAACTTGGATTGAAACTCAAAAAATGTGAGCTCGTCTTCCGGGCATCTTTCAAGATGTTTTCTCAAATAATTCATTTGTTTCAAATGCAAGTATACCAATTCGCATCTTGCGTGAGGACCCTTTGCATTCTTTACCATTTCATAATTTGGATTGCGCAATTTAAAACGTTCCCCTGTGTTTGATCGAAACATAACTCCAGGATAATAATACAATGAATGCGGCGATGCGTATATTTTTACAATTTTATCAAAATCGTCTTGACTCTTCATTCCGAGTCGGGCAGGGTGAGACACTTTTGAAAAACTGCTCCATTTCAGAACTGATCGCTCCATTTCATACGCGGTTGCAGCGGTAAAATCATCACTATTTTTAATTAAATAAATGGCAATAATATAAAGGGCTGTGTTTTTTACAGGCGCCACAATTACATTGTCTGGGTGTTGCATGACAAAACTATAAGCGTATTCTTTTGGCAAGTCATCGAAATTCAAATTTGCATCCGCGCACGCTTGCAAAAACATGCTTCTAAAACATTTTCCTGCCGGTTTTTCGACCGGTGAAATTGTATTTTTTGTGGAAAAAACCCAGCTTTGAACATCATTTGCAGAATTATAAAATACGTTTACCATTGTCCCTTCAACGAATTCTTCGGCAAATTGAATATTTGGAAAGTCAATTACATTCATAACATGTCTTGGTTCAGACATTGGCGGAGAGAATCCAATAACTTTTCGGTCTTCATTCAAAACAACAGACCGAAAATGTTTGATACAGTTTATTTCATTATCAATATTTTTTTTACGCATTGTTTTTTTGTCATAATTAATCAAATAATATGATGAATTTACTGAAGATGTGGCGACAGATGCAGACACTTTTTTACATTTGATCAATTCGTCAACATTGTCGATAATGTCGGGAAAGGACTTCAAATCAAATCGATAATGCGCTCGGGAAGGTTGTTCTTGGTGTGATGACATATTTTTCCTTTTTTCTTCTATATGACTATATGGTTAATACTTGTGTATTCTTTATATTCATTAAATAAAATATAAAACATTTAACAACTTTTTATAAAGGTGTAACATTGGTAAATTAATAATAGTGTAAAGATTATAGAATTTTCTCTAACTATTATACTATATATATAATTATATATTAGTATAATTTATCATGAGTAATATGAAAGAAACAGAAGAAGTAGAAGACACGGGTAGCAATAAAAATAAATTATTTCTTGGAGATGAAATTAAAATAAATGCAAATGTGCCCGAGTCCAAGTTACAAAACAATGTGTATGAAATAGTATATGTGGACGCCGGTTTGTTGAAATTAAATAATAAAAAAACTCAAAAAGTAGAAAGTGTTAAAATACGCGATGATAAAATACAAAAAATTGAAGATGAACAAGTATCAGAAATTCAAATTATTAAAAGGAGGTCAAGTCACAAGTATGTAGAACAGTCGGGTTTTAAAATTGATATGACAATTTCAATTGAATTGGCGGCGCTGCCCTCATCATCAGATGAAGAACCTCTTTTTATTTTGTGTAAAATTGTAGATGTGGACACGACGCAAGATATAATCGAAGTAAAACTACTGCTTGATGATTTGGGGAAAGAAGTAAAAGACATTACACGTGAGTTTCAAGAGAGTATTTTTATAAATTTTGGTTGCAGCGGGTTACCTGCTTGGATACAAAGAATTAAAGTAATTGAATTCAGGCCAGAAGCAGCTAATGTTGTTGCGAAAGAAGGTTATGAAGAAGAGGTGTATGAAGAAGAAGAATCGGGCATCGAACTTGATTTAGCGGAAGCGCTAGATGAAGGGAATAAAATATTTGCAAGCATAATGTACGAGGTTCCGACGTCTCAACGAATTGTGTCTGAAACGAAACAATATGATGATTTATTGGAAAATATTATTTCTTCAGTTCCAAAAAGCAAACGAACGGATGCAGAGATGAACAGAATTCATCGAGGAATTGAGCGTTTTTTTCAGCTAAGGAAAGAGTATTCGCTCTTTGATAAAAACGGCGTTCCAAAAATGCCGAGAGCTTTGAGCGAACACGATAAACCGTCTGCAACGCATATTCAGAATTTAGACACGAAACTGCAGTGGGTTCTGCCTGTTGTGGAAAATATCAAAAAATTATATGTAACAGGCGATGACGCGGTTGGTGTCAACACGGTAAATGCAATATATGATTTCACAGAACAAATTTTAGAACAGAAAAATGTATATCCGGAAAAAAATGAGCCTTATAATCCAAAACTCATGGAAGATATAAATTCTTATTTAACTCCGTTTGAGAATCCGAAACAAAATCCAGATAACAAGTATGTTATTCAAAATAAACCTGTTCGCGAAAGTATTTTGACGCTTTCAACAAATAATGACACGATTGCATCGGCATCGGCAGCAAGAAGGCCGGTAACAAAAACAACCGCGTTTTCGGTTCAGACATACATTGACCGCGCGTACAATACGGGATTAACCAAACTAGAATTCGAGGATGTAAAGTCAAATAATGTAAAACGGGTTGACATGACTCCAGATGACCCCGCATTCATAACGTCATTTGTTACGATGAATAAGCAAGCGATTGTTTTGACGCAGATGGGGTTGCCAGACACGCTTTTGGCAGATAGAGTTTCAATCGATTCTTTGTATTTGAAAACTTGGTCAAGTTTGATTGCTGATGTTAAATTCCGAGATAACATGGTAACCGAGATTATAAATGTGGACAAGGTATCTGAAAAGGGGGCTGAAGGCGAGGAACAACGATCAGGAGAATATAAAGGCGGCATTGTGTTTTCAGGCGTTGTAACATTTTCTCCGAATGAGTCTATTTCAAAATCGACAAATCAAATAAGTAAATTTATCAACTCGTTTGTACCGACCAATGAAGATGCATTCGTGGCATTGGAATCGCGTCTCGGTAGCTGTTTGTCAATGCACGAAGTTGTCTATGCGCTTCAACCATTTTTAATTTACAATAAAGATTTAACTGAACACCAGTACGAGAGAATGCGCACATTTATTAATAAAAATATTTCTGCATATATGAAAAGGCTTTCTGCGTCATCGTCCAAGTTTAAAAAGCTTGTTGATAAAAATGCAATTACGAAACGAGAGTCGTTGGAATTATTTTATGATGCTTTTAATGACGACGAAGGCAATCGCAAGCGGCATTCAAAAGAGTTGCATAAGAAGATAGTTTTGGCGAATGACGAAACCACGTCTCTCGATGATGTATTCAAACTTTATAAATTGAATGAAGAGAGCGGCAGCAGCAGTAGCAGCAGTAGTAGGGCCGGTGGGTTTTTATCATCTTCTGAAATTTTGAAAATACTTCTTGACGTTGATTTTGCGCGGTTATTCATGGATGTCATGGCGATTGAGAATTCTGATTTAACATCTTCAGAGGTGGATTCTATAGTAAGACGGGAACAGCAGGATTTGAAGGAACAAATGCTGAAAGAGTCGTCAGGTGCGGATTCAAAAACGTGTAAAAAGCGCGAGATTAATTTGAGCAGAGTGTATTTGTCGATGGGCGCTTTAGAAGTAGACAATGGAAAATCTGCCGATGTTTTGTTTGATTCAAAATATGATTCAACAGGAAAGCGCGTTGTAAAGGATGGCGATTATGCAGCGTTGAGAATTGTTGATCAAGATGACGATTCTACACGGTATGATTACTATGTTAGAAGAGGCAATGAATGGATCGTTGATAAAGACCCCGAGCTTCAGAATGTGCAAGTGGACGACCCGTCATATTTTTGCAACATTCCGTCGGAAACAAACCCCAAACCGCTGTGTTTTTCAATTAATCAAAAATGTTTAGACAAGACCATGTCAGAATCGTCATTGTTGAATGATTTGACAAGTAAAATTATAGATGAATTTGATTCGAAAAGTGAAAGTAAAAAAAAGGACGTTAATGAAACATTTTTACGGGATTACAAAAATATAAAACTTATTTTAAAGTTGAAGGTTTTTGAAATATTAAAATATAATCAGAAGAAGTATCTACTAGGTCAAGAACATAAGAAAATAGTTAAAACAATTGTCAAGTCACCTTATCAGGAAATTGTGGATTGCATTATGGGCATTGATGACATTGCCAAAAAATATCAATGCATTCTAGATTTGGTAAACAGCGAATTATTTGTCAGAGATGCGCTTCCGGACGAGGATTATCGCTGGTATTATTGCAAATCGTGCGGGGTACCAGGCGTTCGTTTATTACCCACATTTTTGTACGAGCTTGCCCAGAATTATAATCCGCAAGACCCCAAATCGTCAAAATATGTCACAACGCTTTCCAAAATTGAACGAACAAACGGAAAACGCGAAGGTGACCAAATTGTTGACAAGTACAGCGGGTACACTATTTCAAAAATTGCGCTAGTATCAGAAGGTTGGCTGCTTGAAGAGGAGGAAGGCGGCGGTAGCGGTGTCGGCGGTGGCGAACTATCTGAATCTGCAGTACATTTAATTCGCAGCGAAGAAGAGAATGCATCTGACCTTTCCGCAGTGAACTCTGGTGAAATCATTGATGCAAATATAAAATATAAACAGAGTAAAGAAGGCGAAGGCGAAGGCGAACAGGAACAAGATGAAAATGAAGATGAAAATGAAGAAGAATATGAAGAACAAGAGGAAGAGGAAGAAAGCGACGAGGAAGGTGAGAGAGAAGGACAAGACGATAATGAAACGGTGAAGAGTTTGAATACCATTGTTAACCATTACGAGAGTTCTTTGTCTGTAATTTTTAAAAATAAGGACAAACGATTTATTACGGAAACAATTCAATTACTTCTTCCTAAAAAAAAAACAAAAGAGCAGTATGAATTGGACAAAAAGATGACGGTTGATTATGAAGCATATGAAAAGACTTTTAATCAGTATTTAATTTTTTATTCGATGGCATTGATTATAATTGTCATACAGACATCTATTCCGCAAATAAAAAGTAAAACAACGTTTCCAAATTGTGTAAAATCGTTCGGTGGGTATCCGTTGACTCTTGATGAAAGTGATTTATCATTTGTCATTTATATGGCATGCATCTCTCAAAAGGTAAAGAGTGATTATGCTCCTTGGAATTCAATAAAAAAGATTAACCAGGATAAAATGA